GGACACCTACAGATGACAGATTTAGTGAAGATGACCTTGTTGAACGGGAAGCATCTATGGGACGTAGCAACTTTATGTTGCAGTTTATGTTGGATACAAGTTTGTCAGACGCTGAGAAGTTTCCTCTTAAAATGGCTGACCTTGTTATTACTAGCGTCAATCCTACTAAAGCACCCGACAATATCGTATGGTGCTCAGACCCAAAAAACGTACTCAAAGATTTGCCAACAGTCGGGTTACCGGGAGACTACTTCTACTCACCTATGCAAATACAAGGAGAGTGGACAGACTACCAAGAAACCATCTGCTCAGTCGACCCCTCCGGACGAGGATCCGATGAAACGGCAGCAGCCTACATATCGCAAAAAAATGGCTTACTCTATTTACACGAAATGCGTGCCTATAGGGATGGGTATTCCGACAGCACCTTGTTGGACATACTAAGAGGCTGCAAAAAATACAACGTAAATACACTCGTAATAGAGTCTAACTTTGGTGACGGTATAGTAGCAGAGCTATTTAAGAAACACTTACAACAGACAAAACAACGTATATTAGTAGAAGAGGTAAGAGCTAATGTTAGAAAAGAAGACAGGATTATTGATACTCTCGAGCCTGTGCTTAATCAGCACCGTCTTATTGTTGACAAGTCTGTCGTCGAATGGGATTATAACTCCAACAGAGAAGCTCCTCCAGAAGAAAGGCTTTTATACATGTTGTTCTATCAGATGAGTCGTATGTGTAGACAAAAGTATGCAGTTAAGCACGACGATAGGTTAGATTGCCTAGCGCAAGGTGTAAAATACTACATAGATGCACTGTCTATATCAGCACAGGAACAGATCAAACAAAGAAAAAGGGACGAGTGGAACGATATATTAGAACAATTTATAGATGACCCACAGGCAATGACCAACCATTTGGTGCTAGGATTGGACGTAGAGCAGCGTAAAGAGGCTCGAGGTAAGTCAGGTACCAAAGCCAGTCATACGTGGGTCTGAGGGTAATCACGGGCTAATAGGGGAGAGAAGGGTGGACTCTCCCTCACTAAATACATCCACTGTTAGCCGGATATCCTTTTTGATATCACTTCTAACTACTACCACTAAATTAATTATGAACTGTTATGTATGTAATATACCTCTTATATGGGGTGGAGATGAAGATATAGATGAAGAAGAAGGATTAGAACATAAGATAGTTACCAATCTTTCTTGTCAACAATGCGGATCAATCGTACATGTATACCATGGAAAATAAACTAAAAATAAGCCACTTCAAAGAGTTATACAAGAGTCTGAAGACTCCTTTCCCACCCCTTAACTTCCTAATACTAGGCATGTTGATCGGATTAGAAAACAGATGGATAAATCTAAAAACACAGCAAACAGTAGACATGGCTATCGACGATTACCACGCAAAAATGGACGAGTTGTCGGAACCAGTGTACAAAGCTGTTATAGAAGAAACAGAGGATGGCGGTTTTACTATAGGATACTTTCCTGAAGCTAAAGAAGAAGATGAATAATATAGGATTAGAAGTACTATTCTGGACGATACTAACAATGTACGTTCTCACCCGTATAGGAGTTTTTAAATGAAGCTGTTTCTAGACTCAGCTATTATTAAAGATATAGATAAAAGATTAGATGCTGGAGTTATATCCGGTGTAACTACTAACCCTACACTAATTAAGAAAAGTGGTAGGGAACCAGACGACGTGTACGCTGACTTGATACAAGATCTAGGCGTACAAGACGTGTCGATAGAGGTAGATGGTAAGTATGCAGACAAACTTATAGAAAATGGCATACAATACGGTAAGTTGTGGGTAGAACAAGCCACTATTAAACTACCATGCACACCAGAAGGCATAAAAGCTTGTAAAATGCTTAACTTTATGGGCATACGCACTAACATGACCTTAGTGTTTAGTGTTAGTCAAGCAATACTTTGTGCATTAGCTGGTGCAACCTATGTGTCACCTTTTGTTGGACGTTTAGACGACAACGGACATGATGGCATAGGACTAATACGTGAAATAGCTAAAGTATTTTGCCATAACAGGACAGATACTAAAATACTAGCTGCAAGCATACGTGATGCTGCTACAGTTGGTAAAGCGTTTCAAGCAGGAGCACATATTTGTACCATACCACCAAAGGTATATGACGATATGTATAAGCATGTGTTAACAGATAAGGGTTTATTTCAATTCTTAGCTGATAGCGGACAAGCATAATTTTTGACAGAAATTTGTCAGGTGTATTATATATAGTCGACACCGGCAGGATCCCCCATAGGGGGGTCGCCCCGTTACCGCAGGCACGCGCACGCGTTAATTGATCGCGCATGCGTGTCCAATGCGAGTCCAGCTCGCTTCGCTCGCACCGCCACAGCCAGTGATAGCAAGGGTTCTCACGATATGTAGTGCTGTCAAGGAGACAGTACTGCGGAGGGAGCGAGCCGTAGGCGAGCGGATACCACTAAATCGCGCAGGCATGCAGGCACGCGGATATCTAGAACGCGCGTGAGCAGCGATCTGTTGCCAGCTTGAGACACAGTGAGACAACAATAATATACTACTACGTAGTTATATATTGTTACAGAATGTTAAGATGATTTGTAATGTTGACCAAGTCGGGTCTATACTGGAGAAGTAGCTAGAGTTGTTTACGTTATGTTATATTCTCTCTCCTAGAATAGGTGAGAGAGATAATATAACTTAACTACAACTCTCTACTCACTGTTCACTTTACAATTTTCGATTATGTTCAACGTTTCAATCAAGCCAACACCACGTACTTCTACTGCTGTAGAAGCTATCAACGTCAACCCTTTTGCAGGGACTGTGACACTACGTTACACCAATGGCTATGAGTACAAGTACTCAAACGTTAGCAGAGCTAAGATTGTTAATCTATTGATTAACGACAACATGTCTCTTGGCTTCTGGGTACAAGAGCTTTCACAGAAAGCTATCCGTGTCAGAGATTACCTTTACGGTAACACTGTTGCTACTGGTAAGCTATGCTACCAGTTCATAGGTGCAACTTGCGACAGCAAAGCTGCCCTACCTTTCTAACCTACGGTTAGTAAGCGTCACTGGTGTCTTGCTTGGGTTCGATTCCCAAGGACGCAATTACCCTTTAGGGTAAACTGTCCACTTTACATCCATCCTGTCATGTTTGTCCACATCACAAAACGCTCAGCAAATGCAAAAACAGGCAGAATGCCTGTAACAACTACCGAGTCAAGCTCATGTCCATCAACCTGTCCACACATCACTGGAAATTGCTACGCAAAATCTGGATTTCATCTTGCTCAGCACTGGCAGAAAGTCACCTCTCACGAGAGAGGTGGTTCTTGGTCTGACCTTTGTGAGTACGTTAGTACTCTCAAGCCTCGCCAAATCTGGCGTCACAACCAAGCCGGTGACCTTGGTTACACCAAGGACGCCGACGGCAAAGAGTTAATCAGACTTGATTTACTCAAGTCCCTTGTTGACGCTAACAAGTCTAGCAAAGCTAGAGGTTATACTTACACACACCACAAGCTAGATTATATACATAATCTCGAGGCTGTTAAGTATGCCAACAACAACGGCTTCACAGTTAACGCCAGTTGTGAGACTATGTCTCAAGTTGACGACGCCATAGCTAACGGTATTCCGGCTGTGGTTGTCGTAGACAACAGCAAGGAAGTACCAACACTAACACCAAATAACAACAAAGTTGTTGTCTGTCCAGCTCAAACATCCGACACAAACTGTGTCGACTGTGGTCTATGTGCTCAAGCCAAACGCAAGTGTGCAGTTGCATTCTTAGCTCATGGCAATAGAGCTAAAAAGTTAAATCAAACATTGGAGGCAATCACAAATGGATAACCATATTTATATGGTTTATGATGACTCAACACCCGAGGCAACAAGGCATGCGGACGAAACGCATAAAGCCTTGCTAGACAAGGGATATCGAGTAATTCACAAGGAGGCAGGATATAATTCTGCCCGTTATGAATACGCGAGAGTTGTAGTTAATTCGTAAAAGTTGATATAATTAAATAATCGCCAGACCTCAGTCTATGACTGGGGTTTTGCCATTTTTATTTTTTCACAAGCACACAATCATCACAATCAAGGACGCCACACTCATGTCACAATCACTCACAAGCATGGACGCAGGGACGCAACCTTATAACAAGGACGCATTACTTGCTATGGATAGCGAAGAACTACGCTCCATTATCAAGAACGGATTAGTAGATGCAGAAACAGAAGACTTTATAGATAAAGAACTGTATATACGTGAGCAACGTATGTGCATAAACATATATCCAGAACCAGAAGGTGACCCATCATATTAAGAATTGTTACAAATATCCACATACTTGACACTTACCGATTAGACTACTATTAGTTCATTCATTCACCATGACTATCTTTGAATTTAACGAACAGCTTTGCGAGATCATCGCAGGCGAAGATGGCTACTACAATTATGACAAGCAAGAAATTCTTGACTTAGCCAAAGAAATGAAAACATCAGCAGAAGAGTATCAAAACATGCTCGACTGCAAGGACGCTGCCGAAGTGCACGAGTTAATGAACCCTGCGCTATGTGACGTATGAACAGCTCAAAACTATACGAGTGGCTACTCGACAACGATTGCCCTTGGCAATTTGAACCAGTTACCACAGGTGACGTCAACATCACAACTATTGAATTTTTTGAAAAGGAGGACAACGAATGACCAAAGATCAATTCATCGAACAAGTATTTGAGATTGCGTTTGGGCATGACGCCATCAATCGTAACTTTGAATACTCAGAAGTAATCGAACAACTAGAAGAAGTCAATGAAGATTCTCTCAAGTGGGATATCGTAAATGATTACGATAAAGAATTTTACGAAGGAGAATTTTACGGAAAACCAGCAAAGGAGAAATTATCAGCATGACCATCGACATCACCCAACAACTCAACTACTCTCAAGCAGTACGTAGAGCACGTCCAGAATGGGACGACGACAAAGTAAGAAGAGCAGCCGAGTACCTTGTACTATACATGGACGTAAGGCTCAAGCCATACAAAGTCAATGAGAAACTCAACGAGTTTGACAAGGACGGAGGCTTCTTGTTCTAATGGAATACAATGACCTTATGAAACAAGCGGAAGAGCACAACAAAAAGCTACACCGTACCAAGGACATAAACATTGCTGACATTCTCACATGGGAAGACAGGGACGCAATCGCAAACATTGTAGACAAACGTGTTGCCAAGGAGTATGGCGACATGTATCCATTCAAGTGGCAGTTTAGCTGTTCTGGTCATTTTATCTGCTAATTCACACACATTTGCCATGATTTACAAGATCGACTATTGTATCAAAGGGCAGCCCAAACGCAAGTCACACTTGTACACATGGGCAGGCGACGACGAAGACGCAGCCTTCTATGCCCTTGACTGGGTAGTAACACACAATTACAATCTATTGAACGTATCAAGAACATGAAACGACGTAAGTACTACCCAAACAACTGGGACGCTATCAAGGCGTGCCCACCTAACTACTTTCCTCCAATGGCTTATGAAGAGCTAAAGGAGTGGAAAATACATGGCTATCAATTACCTAGCTCACACTTTGGTATAGTCAGGATAGAAGACAAGGACACAGGTAAGATCACAGAACACACATACAAGTCTGAGCATCATACAAAGATGAGACTAAAAAAAGAGATAGGAACTAATAAACACATAACACTAGCAACAGATGAAGGTGTCTATCACCTGATTCCAAATCCACTAAACATTGATTTTAATAGCCCAGATGCACAAAACAACATTTGAACGTAGGTTACAACAACTAACAACACTTGTTGAGAACCACCCACACAAGGACGAACTGATTGCTATAATGTTAGAGCAAGTAAAAGACGACGACTCATTATGAAAATTTGTATTGTAGGAGGAGGCTCTGCTGGCTGGATGACCGCCTCTACTTTGATTAAGGCATATCCTGACTGGGATATATCATTATATGAAAGTCCTGATTCTACTCCTGTCGGCGTAGGAGAAGCTACAACACAAACTTTTAGAGAATGGTTGAACTTTCTTGGATTAAAAGATGAGCAATGGATGTCAGCCTGTGATGCAACATATAAATTATCAATAAGATTTCATAACTTCCACAAACAAAATGATACCCCATGGCAATATCCATTTGGAGTTCCTAGAGGTTATCAAAGAACAGCTAACTCATGGTTTTTCAACGCCAAAAAATATAATTGGAATAACGATAAGTTTGCTAAAGATTATTATTTAGCTGCTGCATGTGCTGATGCTAATAAGATACCTGTAAATCGTTCTGACTTTCCGTTAGATAAGTATACTGGATTTCATATAGATGCAATTAAGTTTGCTAATTGGTTACGTGATAACTATGCTATTCCACGAGGTGTCAAACATTTTCTAGAAAAAGTTGATAAAAGTATCATACATTCTCAAAAGTATGACTTATACTTTGATTGCACAGGATTTAAGTCACTATTAAATGATAGCCAATGGCTTGACTATAGTGATTATCTGCCAAACAATAAAGCATGGGCAACACGTAAAGAGTATACTGTACACAAAGTAAATGAACTGGTACCTACCGTTGACTGCACAGCATTGTCATCTGGTTGGGTCTGGCGTATTCCTACATGGAGTAGAGTTGGTACAGGATATACTTTTTGTGATAAGTTTATTACAACAGAAGATGCACTACATGAGTTTGCAACACATCTAAAGACTGACCTTGAAGGATTTAAACTAATAGATTACAAGGCAGGGCGTAAGAAAGAAATATGGAATGGTAATGTAATATCTATTGGATTATCTTCTGGTTTTATTGAGCCATTAGAATCTAATGGTTTACTATCAGTACATTCATTCCTATTACATTTTGTTAAGACTTTAGCTAACAGAAAGAATGTAACTCAATACATGAGAGATACATTTAATTATAAATGTGGTAATGAATTTGATTCGTTCTCAGCATTTGTTGCACTACACTATGCACTAACACAACGTAATGATTCAGAATACTGGCGTCATATTTCTAACATTAAATATCCTAAGATTGGATTGCTTAAGAAATGTCAAGAAATATATATGGCATCACCCGAGCAGCTCAACCAATTACCAAACGAAGAATCAAGTTTTCTTACAGTAATAGCAGGACATGGTTGGAATCCATTTGACAATGTAACCATGAAGAATATAGAATTTTATGGAGCCATGCCCAATCATAACTTAGAAATACCTGATTGGAACTTAGATAGTCTACCTACCCCATACGAATATTACAAGCAAACTATTTACAATTAAATGCTAACTGAACAACAAATACAGCATCAGGAGAACTACGAGCGTAGACAAATACAAGGAGGCTTACATAAGTTACGTGCTAATACTCAAAAATTAGAAGAAAAGACTTATGCAAGTGCTACGGTCTATGGCTCAGCATGCGTTAGTTCAATATTGCCTGATCTCATTGCATTCATTGATAGTAAAAAAGAAAAGTATTTAAGGTTTAATGCTGCAAAAGACAAACACATCTTTCACACACATATCTTGCCCAGCGTTACAGAAATACAGGCTTTGCTTACATGCAAGGTCGTATTTGACCATGTCTTTTCTCCACAACAAAAGAAACACAGTGTAACAGTTATAGCTATGGCTATCGGTGCAGCTATTGAAGCTGAAGCACAGATGGAATACTATGACAAGGAAGCACCAGCCTTGTTAGCTACACTAAAAAAGAACTATTGGCATCAAGCCAAGGGTACAGAGTACAAACGTAAGTGTATTCAAACATTGATGCACAAGACAAATATATCCCCTTGGGTGCATTGGGATAAAACGACCAAAGTCAAGGTCGGAACTTTTCTCATGGACTGTCTGATGGAAGTATCAGGCTGGTTCGAGAGAGATTTAGTGCGTAAAGGTAGAAAAACTATGGCAGTATTTGTACCGTCCTCCCTACTTACTAAACAACATGAAGAAATCATGCGAATGGCTGAATTATTCAGTCCACTTGCTAAGCCTATGCTTATCCCTCCACGTAATTGGCACGCTCTCCAAGATGGCGGTTATTATCTAAATGATTTGACACGTTGTCATCAATTAATTAGAAAGAGTAATCACGGGCTTATACAGGGGGAAATACCCTACGAGTTTATTAACAAAATCCAACAAGTTTCTTATAAGCTAAATCCTTTTATAGTAGAGGTAGCGAAAGAGTTAGAGGATAGAGGAATTAGCGTAGGAAAGTTTAGACCTGTTATCCAACATGATATCCCTCCAAAGCCTCCAGAAGAGGCAAGCAAAGAGGTATGGAAGAGTTGGAAAAAAGAAGCAACGATAGCTAGAAACTTGCAGGCTGCTGAAGTACGTAAGTCCTGCCGAACTCGTATGACTATGGAAGTGGTACGAGAGTTTGAAGATGAGGTATTCTATATACCTTGGAGTTTTGACTATCGGGGTAGAGCATACCCAATACCTAGTTTACTTACACCACAAGACACAGACTTTGGAAAAAGTTTGATTTTATTTAATGAAGGTGCTAAGATAAACGCCAAGGGTTTAGACTGGATAAAGTTTCAGTTAGCTACTACGTATGGGTTAGACAAAGCTACAATGGAGGAAAGGTTAGAGTGGGTATCTATACCAGCTAACCACGACCTTGTATTTAGAATTGTCAAAGACCCTATCAAATACCTAGCTGACTGGGAAAATGCAGACGAGCCTTGGTTATTTCTAGCTGCTGCAAATGAGTATGTCAGTCTCATTATGGGACACACTGACACAACTCATCTGCCTGTAGCTGTAGACGCTACATGTAGTGGTTTACAAATCTTGGCAGGACTTGCCAAAGATGCGTCCACTGCTCGTATGGTAAACGTCATAGGGAGTGAAAAACCCCAAGACGCTTATGCAACTATTGCAGCAAAAAGCATGGACGCAATCCCTGATCGGCTAAAACCCCACTGGGATAGAAAGGTGACGAAGCGTTGTGTGATGACCATACCATACAATGCCAAGCCTTTCTCTAATCGCTCCTACATCAGGGACGCATTTAAGGAAAAAGGTGTTGACGTAGATAAAGAAGAGTTGACTCAATGCGTAAAAGCTGTACGATCTGCCATGAACAAGGTAGTTCCCGGAGCTATGAGCGTAATGAAATGGATTGAACAAGAAATAGCACGAGCTATTAAAGCTGGAGCTGACGAAATTACATGGACAACACCATCAGGTTTCAATGTTAGACAACGCTTGATGAAGTACAAGTCAACTATTATACAAACTCAACTAATGGGTAGATGTGAAATACATTTAGCAGGAGCTGAAACAGGTGTAGACCTTAGTCATCACAAAAATGCTACAGCACCTAACCTAATACATTCATTAGATGCTAGTTTGTTACATTTAGCTACAACATCAACCAACTTTCCCATTGCATTGATACATGACAGTGTATTATGCAGAGCTACAGATATGTGCACGCTATCTAGCCTTGTACGTAAAACTTACATGCACCTGTTCGCAGAGCATGAACCACTAACCGACTTTGCCCTAGCAATAGGAGCTGAAGAACAACCACCGATTATTGGCGACCTTAAACCGGAAGCCGTAATTGATTCACAATATTTTTTCTGTTAATGAGAAACATACACGTAACACCCGAGCCTGTAACCTTAGAAGGTTTCCAAGCTGTGTTAAAGCCAAGTAAGTTTGGCTATTCATTAAAAGCCGTAGTTGGAGAAGATCTAATCTCTAAACTAGAGACTGAAAGAGACGACTGTCTTAAGTGGGCAGAGTCTAAGTTAAAGAACCCAAAGAGATCAACACTAAAGCCTACCCCATGGGAAGAAGTTAGTGATGGTAAGTATCTTATCAAGTTCTCTTGGAGTGATGAAAAGAAACCACCAGTTGTAGATACTGAAGGTACACCAATCAAGGACGTTGATACACCAGTATATTCAGGCAGTAAAGTTAAACTTGGATTTACTCAAAAGCCATACATACTAAGAGATGGCGTGACCTATGGCACATCACTAAAGTTATCTGGAGTACAGATAGTTAGTATTCAGTCAGAGGTAGGTGTTGACACTGGAGACCTTGACGAGCAGGGAGCTGCTGATTTGTTTGGTAGTACATCAGGATTCAAAACATCTGAACCAAATGTAACACCTGACACTACACCTTCGTCAGTAGAAGATGACTTCTAATGGCATTCAGATCAGGTCTAGAAGAAAAGGTAGCTGACCTATTAGTAACGTTGGGCGTCGACTATGAGTATGAGGAGACGTCCTACCCTTACACAATCCAACATCAATATACTCCTGACTTTGTGCTACCAAGTAACGGAGTAATCCTAGAGGTCAAAGGGTACTGGGACCCACCATCTAGGCGTAAGATAAAACAAGTAATCAAGGACAACCCAGAGATAGATCTTCGTATGGTATTTCAAGACCCTTACAAACGTATATCTAAAAAGTCCAAGACTACATACGCAAAGTGGTGTGAGCGATACGGAATACTCTGGTGCGCTGCACACTGCATACCAGTTGACTGGTTAAAATGACAGCAGAATTTTTAAGACACGAGCCATGTGAAGTATGTGGCTCCTCTGATGCAAAGGCTGTTTATGATGATGGCAATACATTTTGTTTTAGTTGTCACAATTTAACAAGAGCAGATAATCACACACATAGCATGCCCACCAATGTTCAATTCAAAGGATCAGCCCAAAGGCTGCACAAACGAAGAATCAGTGAAGAAACCTGCCAACACTACAAAGTCTATAGGGACGGAGAACTTCTACGCTTCCCTTATTACAGCAGCGACAAAACACTTCAAGGATTCAAAACAAAGACTAAACTAAAAGATTTTAAGTATGAAGGAAACACTACTGACACTCTTTTTGGTCAGTCTCTCATCCCTTCTACTGGTAAACGGATTATGGTTTACGAGGGCGAGCTTGATGCACTTTCTGGGTGGGAAGCCTACCCTAACTGGGCTCATGTCTCACTTCCTCACGGAGCTGCGTCAGCTAAGAAAGACA